AATCGACATCAAATCAACATCAAATCAACACAAACAAGAATGTAAAGAATGTAGAGAATGATAAAAATGAAAAGAATGAGAAGAATGTTGTTGTAGGCGACGACTTTGCTTCGATTTACAATCTGTACCAAGAAAACATTGAACAGGTACCGAGTCCAATTACTACGGAAAAACTAACTCAAGATATAGACCATTATGGAAAAGAGTTAGTAGCCTATGCAATAAAAAAAGCTGCACTCAACAATTCTCATAACTATAAATTCATAGACTACTTACTCAAAGATTGGCGTAAGCGTAACTTAACAACCATAAAAGCAGTTAAGCAATACGAACAACAACGACAGGAACAAAAAGAACAGACTTATAAACCTAGAGTTGTTCAATCAAAAGAGAAAACACCAGATTGGTTAAATGACCGTGAGCAAGAACAAGTTACTAAAGTTGATCCAAAACTAGATAAAGATAGAGAAGACTTTTTAAGAAGGCTTGAAGAAAACTGGGGACAACAATAACAGGTAACAATTAACGAATTATTATTTTGAGGTGAGTTATGGAAATAGAGATTAATTTTAATGATACGTATAAGGAACCTATTGGCTCTCCTCGTCCACGTTTTAGAAATACAGGTAGATATGTTCAGACTTATATGCCGACCAAATATACAAAACATAAGGCGTTCATACAAAGTCAATTACCTAAAAAGATGTTGAACAGTAGATTGAAAGTATCAATATATTTTTACTTTGCACCACCTAAGAGTTGGACTAAGAACCAAAAGTTAATATCGATAGGTCAATATAAACGTACGAAACCAGATATAGATAATTTGATTAAAACAGTATTAGACGCTGCTAACGACCACTTATGGAAAGATGATAACCAAATTGCACATATTGAAAGCTTTAAGCAATATGCAAGCGAACCAAAAATAATCATGAATGTAGAGGAAGTGGAGTAATTGGAGATCGCAAAAATGAGAGTTAAAAATAAATATTTTAGTATCACACCTGATGTAGCAGAAAAAATGCAAAAAGTAGATATCAATTCAGTCATTTTAAGACAAAGATTAGCTTCTGGGTGGGAATTTGAAGATGCAATAGAAGCTCCTATTGGAGTAAGACGTAGTGAGTGGGAAAGTTTAAAACCTAAAGAGAACGACATTACAAAGGGTAAAACACCTACAGAAGTACAACATGAATTGAGAAACTTGGGTGTCAAAGGATTCATAGTTGGTATGACATCTAGAAAACTAAAAATGAAAGTTAAAAGAGAAGATATAAAATCAAATAGGAAGTGCTTGAGATGAATTTTGATTATCAGCAACAAGTAATGATAAGTTACGGAAAATAATAAAGTTAAATAAAGTGATAAACAATCACTTTCATAGATACTTATTATACCTGATTGAATACATTGTCATGGTTCGTTTATCTTAATATCTATTACTATAACAACTTTATTAATATGCCAATAATAGTGGCGCATGCTCCAAAAAAAGAGAAGATGAAAATTAGTATCCATTTAATCCAAAAGTCTTTTACTGAGTAATACTTTTCTTCGCCTTCTTTTGTTGCTTCGACATAGTCACTATATTGTGGAATCATTAAAGGAGTATCTTCATTTAAGTCAGTATTATAATAGACAATCGTTGGAACAATCCAATTTTTGGATAGCATATATTCAAAGTGCTTATAATCAGATGGCATTTTAACACTGCCTTCTCTTACACAAGTACGCAACTTCAAAAACATTGAAATGTTCAAAGCTAAACCCACCTTATCTTTATATAAGATAATTATATCAGAATAGGAGAATAAGAATGAAGTACTTAGAGATTAAATTATTAACAGAAAATGCGACTATGCCAAAGAGGGCAAATTCTACAGATAGTGGATTAGATTTGTATGTATCAGAAACAACAACAATCAAAGCAGGAGAAACAAAAGCAGTTAAAACAGACGTGGCTATTAACTTACCTCGTGGATATGAAGCACAAGTGAGACCTAGATCAGGTAAGTCACTAAAAACAAAGTTACGTGTAGCATTAGGAACAATAGACCAAACATACAATAAAGAAATCGGTATCATCACAGATAATATAGGTAACGAAGATATCACAGTAGAAAAAGGAGAAAGACTAGCTCAGTTAGTTGTAGCACCAGTTGTATATCCTACACCCAAGCAGGTTGATTGGTTTGAAAAAGAAAGTGACAGAGGCGCATATGGAAGCACAGGAGAGTAAAGATATAGTAGCAGAGATTAAAAGAATACTTCGCAAAGAGTAACGAAAAGTAAGGTAAAAAAGTAAAAAGCCCAAAAGGACTTTTTACTTCTAAGCTAATAGTAATTTTATTCCTAAAAACAAATTTTTAATCATATAGTATATTGCAAGTAAGCCAATAATAATACCTACTATAAAAGTTATATTATTGTAATCATTACTAATTGTAGATAGTATTACTGCTGATACGATTATAAAAATAATAGGTAATATATGGTAAAGTAAGGCTTTTCTAGCATGTCTTGCAGTATTACCACTAGCTAATATCCAAACGATAAGTGGAAATAAAAAAGGCATGAAAAATACACTGAAATAGCAAAAAGAAGCTAACACATTATTCGCTGATTTGCTCATTTCTACACCTCCTAATTGATATTGCAAATATAACGTAATATTTTCGAGATTTACAGGAGGTTTTATCAAACTTTCAAAATTGTAATATTAAAGGAGTCGATAAAATGATTAAGAAACTAGTAAGACTTTGGTTCACTATAGCAATGTACGAGTTAGGTAAATGGATTGGCAGAGAAGTTTATTATAAGTTGACTGCAAACGATGAGGTGGAAGTGCCGAGTGATTATGCAATTACTACTGATCAGCAAGATATTAATGAGGTGAGTTATTAATGTGGATTATTCTTTCTATTGTATTAGCTGTTGCACTCTTAATATCATTATGTGTTCAAAGTGAACTGAGAGTCAAAGCAAGTGAATATAAATACTATAACGAACTATTAAGTCGTCAGATTAAGTATTTTGAAGATAATAAAAAATAAGTATCGGAGGTTTCTTATGAATCTAGGTAAAGAAGATATACCAAAGTTAGAACAGTTCTTTCGCAAGTATGAAGATATGAAAGGGCAACTATTATATAGGCGATACGAGTTATTATATCAACCTCAAGATACAAATACTGGTGGCGGAAAATCTAATCTTCCAAGCAGTCCTGTAGAAAATGAAATAATTGAGCTACACAAAGATGATAAATATCGTAACTTACAAGCAACTATCACAGCAGTTGAAGATGTATATAGAAATGCAACTCCTGAACAGAAAGCTATTATCGAATATAGATACTGGGAAAAAGATTTATTGATATACGAGTGGGAAGATATTGCTCATGAGTTAACTAAACGTAGAGAAGATGACAAGGTAATAAGTCAACATTCAGCTATTAGAATGCGTAATCAAATAATGAGAGATATAGCAAAAAGGATTGGGTGGATATACTTCGACTAATCGCAATTGGGTGTATAGTGAATTGCGGGTTGTCAATAGGGTATTCTTGTATCATAGCTAATATAAACACACGGTTATTCTCCCTCAATTATAAAGGCCTTGTGTTTCTTAGCATCTATATTTAAGGACTTATATTAATAAAGCAGTGCTTAAGTGCATATGTTGTATATAACATTCAATATATCTTTTGAAGTTTATCATATTAATTTGAGTCAATTATTCTATGTAACAAACATTCAATGAAGTTAAAAGGTTTCTTTAGTTTAAAAGATTGAATGAAACAAAAAGGTTATTACGAAATGAAGTTTGTTGTTTGTATTAATGAATAAGAAGTTTTCTTAATTTGTTTACATTTTAATAATGAAATAGTTTTTATATTAAAGACAGAATGATTTGAGATTATAAATCTTATTTCGTTTTGTCTTTT